AGATGGTTAGCTAGTAAGTTAGCTAGTGGAATATTTGGAGATAAAATTAAACAGGAAGTGAAATCTGATAATACTTTAACGATTAGTTGGGGAAAACCCCAGGAGCCAAAGGCTCCCGAGGTTATTGAGGGTTAGTGTCCGAAACCTGCTGCGGTTTGATATTGTGCATTGCCATCCCATTTTCGAGCAAATTCAAAAGATGAGATATTGATGTGGTTGTCTTTACCATGAACTCTTTTTAAAAAAGGTTCTGCATTTTCTTTAATGTCTCCTGGCATAACTTTATCGCTTGCTCTGCAATCTGAGTTTAAATATTGATTATTCATTTCACAAAGCTTAACTGAAGTTTTACCAACTAATTCAACAACTTTGTAAAAATCAATATTAGTTTGGTCATAACCCCAAGAAGTATACAAGATGTCTCCAACTTTTAATGTATGAGGTTTAAGTCGATCTGCTTTGTATTTGGCTTTTCTTTCCTCATTTTCTTTATAACCAGATAAAACACTATCGATATGATTATTCATGTGTTCAACATTTTTAAATCTATACCAAAAAATCTTGTTTTTACCTTTTTTTGGGTAAGCAATACAAGATGGTTTTTCTTTGTCATTGTTCCAGATAAAATCGACAAAATCATTTTCTTTGATTTTTGTAGTTAGCTGCTTAGGAACAAAACGTTCACTTGAGTAGTCTTTTGTCATTGATTTTCTCCTTTGTTAGTTATAAAGTTCTTTTAATTGTTGTTTGACGATATGTCAATCAATGATTGATAAAGTAATATTACAATTTAATACAAGGAGAAACATTATGCCAATGGGTAAGGGGACGTACGGTTCCAAAAAAGGAAGACCAAGTAAAGCAAGTAAGTTAAAAGGTGGACAAAAGAAGTTACCATCTTTTTTAAAGAAAAAAATAATGAACAGCAAAAGAGGTAAATAATGGCTAAGGCACGTGGATTATATGCAAACATTCATGCTAAACGTAAAAGAATTGCTGCAGGTTCTGGTGAGAAAATGAGAAGACCAGGACAAAAGGGAAGACCAACAGCAAAACAATTTGTTAGAGCAGCTAAAACAGCTAAAAAAAGAGCATAATGAAAAAAGAACATAAATCAGAAACAGGCGGACTTACTCAAGCGGGTCGAGATTACTTTAAAAGAAAAGAAGGAAGTAACTTGAAGGCACCAGTAAAATCTGGAACTAATTCAAGAAGGGTTAGTTTCGCAGCGAGGTTCGCAGGCATGTCTGGTCCAATGAAGAAAGAAAACGGAGAACCTACGCGTCTTGCTCTTGCTTTAAAGAAGTGGGGGTTTGGCAGTAAAGAAGCAGCAGCCAAGTTCGCACGAAATAATAAAAAGTCTTGATTGTTGGTTTTTTTGTTAGCGAGGACAGAGTCTCGCGCGTGTGTTATGGAGATCGAACAAAACAAGAACACACAAAAGAAACACAATGAAGAAATATTAGTAAAGTATAAGAACAGTTGGCGCGGGTATTGTATCTGGGACACAATCTATAGCATGTAAAAATGTCACAATGTGTTGCAAAAATGCCACTATACCCGCTAAACTGGTCGCAGGTCGCAATATATATATATTGGGACTTTGAGTTACAGACACACAGACAGACAACACTATGAAAAACAAGAAACCTAAAATAAATAAAAACTTAACTACCCTTGCTTTTGTAGATAAAGAAACTAATAGTTTAGTTATACATGTTCATGGTTTTGAAGATTCTGATGTTGCGGAAGCATTTGCAAGTTATATGCTTACAAAGTCTGGCATGAATTATGAAACAAGAAACAATCTATATGATTGCGTACCCACAATACACTAATGCACATAGAATTATATACACCTAGACCCCAACAACAAGAACTTCACGACTTGCTAGACCAACATAGATTTGCTGTTCTAAACTGTCACCGAAGATTTGGTAAGACCGTTTGTATTCTTAATCATCTTATTAAAGCAGCTCTCATGCACCCTTTGCAAAACCCCAGGTTCGCATACGTGGCTCCGACTTATAAGCAAGCTAAGAGTATCGCATGGGACTATATTAAACAATTTACTGCTAAGATACCTGGCACAAAATACAATGAGACAGAATTAAGATGCGACCTACCTAATGGTTCTCGTATAACATTGTTATCAAGTGAGAACGCAGAAAGCATAAGGGGTATATTTTTGGACGGGGTGTGTATAGACGAGACAGCTCAAGTGGACCCTAAACTTTGGAATGAAATTTTAAGACCTGCTCTATCGGACAGAAAAGGATTTTGTTATTTTATTGGTACTCCCGCTGGCATGCAAAACTTTTTTTACGAAATATATCAACATGCAGTTAAAGATGAGAAGTGGTTAGCATTTACAGCTCCAGTATCTAAAACTAAAATTATTGACCAGGAAGAATTAGATGCAGCGCTAGCACAAATGGGTGAAGCAAAATATAAACAAGAATTTGAATGTGATTGGATTGCCAACATTGAGGGTTCCATCTATGGCAATCTGGTCAAGCAAGCGGAAGATAAAGGTAGGATAAGTAGAATTGAGTATGACCCGAGTCTTTTAGTGAGTACAGTTTGGGACATTGGAGTAGGAGATTCAACGTCTATTATCTTTTTTCAACAACTAGGTAATACCGTTAGAATAATTGATTATTATGAAAACAATCGAGAAGGCTTACCTCACTATGTAAACATCATAAAACAAAAAGATTATCTTTACGAACATCATTATGCACCGCACGATATTGAAGTTACTGAATTTAGCCTAGGTAAAACAAGGCGCGAGGTTGCTTATCAATTAGGTATAAATTTTAAAATTTTACCAAAATTACCGCTCGAAGACGGCATCCATGCTGCTAAAATGATATTTCCTAGAGTTTATATTGATCTTGAAAACTGCCGACCTTTGATAGATGCGCTTAGACATTATCATAGAAAGTACAATGAGAAGATGAGAATGTTCTCAAATAAACCCATACACGATTGGTCGAGCCATGCGAACGATGCGTTTAGATATATGGCAATTGCAATTGATGAGTTGCCAAACCAAGAAAATATTAGTAAAAGATTTCCTAATGCAATATCAGATTATAAAATTTTATAAGGATTAAGTTATGAGTTTTCTAACACCTAAAATGCCTGCACTACCTCCACCACCGCCACCACCAGCGCCAGTAGCGGAAGTAGTTTCTGTGAAACCAACATTTGAAAGTGAGGAGAGAAAAGCTAAAGCAAAAACTAAACAAGATGAATTATTAAGAAAACGTAAAGGTAGATCATCAACAATTTTAACATCAAGAACTGGATTAACTGAAGAAGCTGATTCAGAAAAGAAAACTTTACTAGGAGGATAATATGGGAGGATTTATTTCAAAACCTAAACTACCTGCAATATATGCAGAAAAAAAAGCTTCTACACCAAAACCATCACCAACAAAACCACAACCACCAAAACCAACGGTAGTTGAAACAACTGCTGCTCAAGCAATAGAAGCTCCTAAATTAGGAGAGACAGATGAAGCTATTAAAACTAAAAGAAAAGGTAGACGTGCAACTATATTAACTAATGATACAGATTTAGGTGGCACATCAATTGCTAAAAAAACTTTGTTAGGATAACGCATGCAAATAACACCTAAAGCTAAAATGATATTAGAGAGATATGCTTCTCTTAGAACTGAAAGACAAAACTGGGAAAGCCATTGGCAGGATGTTGCTGATTACATGCTACCTAGAAAAGCAGATATTACTAAGAACAGAAGTAAAGGTGATAAAAGACACGAATTAATTTTTGATGGTACCGCAACACATGCGTTAGAATTATTAGCTGCATCTTTACATGGAATGTTGACGAATACAGTTTCACCATGGTTTTATTTAAAATATAAAAATGATGAGTTAAACCAAGAAGATGAAGCAATGGAATGGTTAGAAGATTGCACAAGAGTTCTTAACCAGGCTTTTAACAGAAGTAATTTTCAACAAGAAATTTTTGAATTGTACCATGACCTTATTGCATTTGGTACAGCAGCTTTATTTATTTCAGAGGATGATGAAAATGAAATTAGATTTAAAAATATTCATATTTCTGAAATTTACATAACTGAAAACGAAAAAGGTAATGTTGATAGCTTAACTCGTAAATTTAAAATGAGAGCTAAAAATATCTATAATGCTTTTCCAGATACACAGTTACCACCAGAATTAGAAAAAAAATTTACTGATGCTCCGCAAGATAATATTAATATTATTCATAGTGTTTACCCGTCTAAAGAATATACAAATAAAAAATATGTATCTTGTTATGTTCACGAAGACTCTGGTTTTTTATTATCAGAAAAAAGCTTTAATGATTTTCCGTATGCAGTTCCTAGATATTTAAAATCATCAAATGAAACATACGGTCGAAGTCCAGCAATGAACGCATTGCCAGATGTTAAGATGTTAAATTTAATGTCTAAAACTTCTATTAAGGCTGCGCAAAAACAAATCGACCCACCATTAATGGTACCCGATGATGGATTTATGATGCCTATTAGAACTGTACCAGGTGGATTAAATTACTACAGAGCAGGAACCAGAGAAAGAATTGAACCATTAAATATTGGTGCAAACAATCCTGTTGGTATACAAATGGAAGAACAAAGACGTGATGCGATTAGACAAAACTTTTTTGTTGACCAACTAATTTCTGTTCAAGGACCTCAAATGACCGCGACTGAAGTTATCCAACGTAACGAAGAAAAAATGAGAATACTTGGTCC